ATAGTAAACTAAAATTAAATACTATCGACTATAAGTTCGTTGCGAATATACATGACGAATGGCAAGTTGAAGTGAGGGAGTCTCAGGCAGACTTTGTAGGACTTCGTGCAGTCGAAGCTATAATAGAAGCAGGAGAACATTTTAATCTTCGCTGTCCTTTAGATGGCGAATACAAAATAGGAGACAACTGGAGTGAGACACATTAAATCACATAGTAGAAAAGGAGATATTGCAGAATTAAAGGCAGTTACTTTTTTATTAGAAAAAGGTTATGAAGTTTTTAGAAACTATGGTTGTGATGGACCAGTAGATATTGTAGCAATAGATAAAGAAAACAATGTCAGTTTAATAGATGTTAAAACTTTAGTAGGTAATTATGCTACTAAACAAAGAACATCTAAACAAAAAAAATTAGGAGTAAAAATACTAGGGTATAATCCAGAAACAAAGAATATAAAATTTGTAAATCATAGAGGAAATTGTAATGAAACACATTAACATAAAACCTAAGAACGGAGACATCAGAGCAGATGGAAAAATGTATGATGGAACTACTTGGAGAAAGAGAGGTATCAATCATCATCTTAATGAAGATGGTTTAGTATTTTACAAAAGAAAGTTTAGAACTATCGAAGGATATTTACAGCAAGGAGGCAACTTAACTAAATTAGTTTTTGGTAAGATAAAGAAACCACAAGCTATTAGTAAGATTGCTAAGATGTTATACAACAAAGAAGAAAGTGGAGACATATATATTATAAGTAATCCATCTTGGAAAGGTTGGATAAAGGTTGGCATGGCTATTGATGCTAAAGATAGATGCAAACAATATCAAACCTCTAGCCCTTTCAGAGATTATAAATTACATTACAGTAGATTTTTTAATGATAGAAAAGATGCTGAGAAAAAAGCACACAAGCTATTAAAGAAAAACTCTGAACAGAAAAAAGGAGAATGGTTTAAGATTAACAAACAAGATGCTAAGAATATAATTGAAACAATATGAAAAATTTAGATAACTTAGTAGAGGATATTTATTCTAAGCTTTCTGTTTTAGGAGAAGGTAAGCCTCTTGATGCTAGTCCTGAAGATATAGATGCTTTAGGAGAAAGTATTAAAGAGGTACTACATCATTGGGCTAATCCTTCGCCAAGAAGTTCTGACATGTTAAGAATGTCTAACATCGGCAAACCTACTAGACAGTTATGGTATGATTTAAAATCAGAGAATGAGTCTACTGAGTCTTTACCTGCTCCAGTTTTTATTAAGTTTTTATATGGACACTTATTAGAAGAAGTATTATTATTCTTAGTAAAGATTTCTGGACACGAAGTAGGTAATGAACAAAAAGAAGTATCCGTATCCGGTATTAAAGGACACATGGACTGTACTATAGACGGAGAAGTAGTAGATGTTAAGACTGCTTCAGGCTTTGCTTTTAAGAAATTTAAAGACGGTACGTTAGCAGAGCAAGATACCTTCGGCTATCTTCCACAACTTGCAGGTTATGAAGAAGCTGAAGGTACAAAAAAAGGTGGCTTCTTAGCTATGAATAAAGAGACTGGAGAGTTAGCTTTATTTAGACCTTCTGAGTTTGATAAACCTAATATCAAAAAGAAAATAAGAGACGTTAAGAAAGCAATAAAGCTTGACAAACCACCTCAAAGATGTTATAATCCAGAACCAGAAGGTAGTTCTGGCAATATGAAACTTCCTAAAGAATGTGTATATTGCAGACATAAGTTTGAATGTCATTCAGATGCTAACGATGGATTAGGTTTAAGAGTATTTAAATACTCAAGAGGCTACACTTATTTAACACAAACACCAAGACCACCTAAAGTTATAGAGGTTACGAATGAATGGCAGAAAAGCAAAAAGACTACGTAAACATGCATCTCAGTTGTTGATTAGATGGATTAGGTCGATGACTCCTGACGGAGAAGATGCAACTAAGATTACTAAAAAAAATCTACATGAGTTCTTACCAGAAGATACTCACATATTTGCTAATAATAAATTGATGGTTAGTGCTTATAGTCTCAGATGGTTTTATAAAAAGGTAAAAGAAAATCCTAATGCTACATTAGAGGAGATAATGAATGGCTCGTAGAAAACCTAGAAAGGTAAGACCTAAAGATAAAAATGCACCTAGAGGATACGATAGTTTATGGGAATATGAAATACATCAAAGACTGTTTGGAGACTGGCTACACCATTATGATACTATAAAATATAATGTTCCTAAAAAATATGAGCCTGATTTTGTAAAAGTATTTGATGAAGATAAAGTTATTCTAATAGAAGCTAAAGGAAGATTCTGGGATTATGCAGAGTATAGTAAATATATACATGTCAGAGATGCGTTAGAAGATAATGCTGAACTGGTTTTCTTTTTTCAAAAACCTTTAGCACCTATGCCTCAGTCTAAAAAACGTAGAGACGGAACTAAAAGAACCCATGCTGAGTGGGCTGAAGCAAATAACTTTAGATGGTTCGATGAAGATACATTACCGGAGGAATGGAGAAATGACTCAACACAAAACAATTAAAGATATAATAAAAGAACAAGAAAAAGATAAAGAAATTGAATTACAAAGAGAGATTGAAGATATTGTTAATAGCCCTAAACATTATAACACAGGAGAGATTGAATGTATAGATGCTATTGACTCTATGTTAACCTCAGAAGAATTTATAGGATACTTACGAGGTAATTCTTTAAAGTATCGTTGGCGATTTAGATATAAAAACGGAACTGAAGATTTAAAGAAAGCAGAATGGTATGAAAAAAAACTATTAGAATTATTAGACAAAATAGAATATTACAGATAAAAATTATGGTAGAAGATAAAGTAGGACAAAAACCTTATTTAGGTATTGAGATAAATTACGATAAAGAAAAAAATCTAGACAAGTTTAGTTTAGATACATTAAGAGATAGATATTTCTGGGAGGAAGAAACACATGCACAAGAAGCTTTTGCTAGGGCTGCAGTATTTGCTGCCACCTTCAAGGGTGTTACAGATTATGAAATGGCTCAAAGACTGTATAACTACAGTTCCGATTGTTGGTTCATGTTTAGCACTCCTATACTTAGTAACGGGGGAACAACTCGTGGGCTACCTATTAGCTGTTTTCTCAATTATGTTCCCGATAGTCGTGATGGGTTATCTTCTCATTATGACGAAAATATTTGGTTGGCTAGTTCGGGGGGTGGAATTGGTGGATACTGGGGAGATATTAGGAGCAATGGTATTTCTACTTCTAGTGGGAGTCGTTCTACTGGAAGCATTCCATTCATCCATGTAGTTGACTCTCAAATGTTAGCCTTTAATCAAGGAGTGACTAGACGTGGTAGCTATGCTGCTTACATGGATATATCACATCCAGAGATTGAAGAGTTTATAAATATGAGAAAAGAGTCAGGTGGAGATATAAATAGAAAGTGTTTAAACTTACACAATGGTATAAACATCACTAATGATTTTCTTAAAGCTGTTAGAGATGATGCAGACTGGAGATTGATAGACCCTAAAACAAAAGAGGCAGTTAAAACTATAAACGCTAGAGAGTTATGGTGGCAAATTATCTACGCAAGAGCCGAAACAGGCGAACCCTACATGATAAACATAGACAACTGTAATGATGCCTTACCTCAAGGACAAAAAGATTTAGGATTAGAAATAAAACAAAGCAACTTATGTTCAGAGATAACTCTACCTACTAACGAAGAAAGAACAGCAGTATGTTGTTTGTCTAGTGTTAACTTAGAACATTATGATGCATGGTCTAAAGATGATTACTTTATAAAAGATTTAATAACTATGTTAGATAATGTTCTACAGCATTTTATTGAGAACGCTATTGACACATCACAACTAGGAGAATATAATGCAAACTTTAAAAGATTTAAAGGATATGTCAAAGATGGTAAAGAAGGATTTACAAAAGCTGCTTACTCAGCTTACAGAGAGCGTTCTTTGGGATTGGGTGCGATGGGTTTTCATGCCTATCTACAATCAAACAATATTCCTTTTGAAGGAGTCCAAGCTACGGGATTTAACTATC